TTGAGGGCGAGAAGGAATTTAAGAAGGCACTGTCCGAAATCAACCAGTCCTTTAAGGTCCTCGGCTCGGAAATGAAGGTCGTGACCTCGCAGTTTGATAAAAACGATAATTCCGTGCAGGCACTTACGGCCAGAAACCAAGTGCTGAATAAGGAAATCGAGGCACAGAAACAGAAAATTGAAACGCTCCGTGCTGCACTTGCCAATGCATCTGAGTCCTTCGGTGAAAATGACCGCAGAACACAGAGCTGGCAGATTCAGCTGAACAACGCAACAGCGGCCCTGAACGATATGGAGCGTGAGCTGGACCGCAATAATACGGCTTTGGATGAAGCCGAACGTGAAATGGACGATGTTGCCGACAGCGCCGACGATATGGAAGAAGAAATCGACGATGCCGGTGATGCTGCAGATAAATCGTCCGGTAAATTTGAGAAGTTTGGTAGTGTCTTAAAAGGTATCGGCACAGCGATGGGCGCTGTTGCTGTGGCGGCAGGTGCAGCGGCTGTATCTCTTGGCAAAGAGGTCATTGCCGCCTATGCCGATTATGAACAGCTGGTCGGCGGTGTCGATACCCTTTTTAAGGAGTCCTCTCAGGAACTGCAGAACTACGCTGCCAACGCATATAAGACAGCAGGTATGTCGGCAAACGACTATATGGAGACGGTCACTTCCTTCTCCGCATCCCTGATCTCCTCCCTTGGTGGTGACACGGAGGCAGCAGTCAAATACGCTGATATGGCGATTACGGATATGTCCGATAACGCCAACAAAATGGGTACCGACATGGAACTCATCCAGAATGCGTATCAGGGATTTGCCAAGCAGAACTACACCATGCTGGACAACCTGAAGCTGGGCTATGGCGGCACAAAGACCGAAATGGAACGATTGCTGGCCGACGCTCAGGCGATTTCCGGTATTGAATACAACATCGACTCCTACGCTGATGTGGTAGAGGCTATCCATATCATTCAGGATAGTATGGGCATTGCCGGTGCAACTGCTGCCGAAGCAGAAAACACCATCTCCGGCTCCATCAACTCCCTGCAGGCAGCGCTCCAGAATATGCTGGTCGGTTTCGGTGATGCCAATGCCGATATGAATATGCTCTGCCAGAACATGGTGGACGCACTGAAAAATGTGATAAAGAATGTCACTCCTGTAATTGAGAACATGGTTAAGGTCCTGCCTACGGTAACGGATGCGCTCCTTACAGCCTTTGCAGATCTCCTGCCTTCGCTCCTTGATACAGTGACCCAGCTTTTCACGCAGATATTAAACACGATTTTGACCTTGCTGCCACAGCTGATCCCGGCTGCTGTCAGCGCCATTATGACCATCGTGCAGGCCCTGATTGATAACCTGCCGCTTCTGGTGGATGCTGCAGTTCAGCTGGTGGTTTCCTTGGTGGAAGGTATCGGCTCTGCTTTGCCGCAGCTCATTCCGGCGGCGGTGCAGGCAATCGTCACCATCGTTCAGGGCCTCATTGAAAACCTACCGATGATTTTGGATGCGGCGCTGCAACTGATTATGGGTCTTGCAGAAGGTCTGTTGACTGCAATACCGATTTTGATTGAAGCACTGCCTTCCATCATTCTTGCTATCGTAGATTTCATTATCGGAGCTATCCCGCAGATTATTGAGGCTGGCATTCAGCTTCTGACCTCACTGGTATCTGCGCTGCCGGAAATTATAACTGCAATCGTAGCGGCAATTCCGCAAATCATCGAAGGCATCATCACGGCAGTGCTGGATAGCATTCCGCAGCTCATACAGGCAGGTATCGACCTTCTGGTTTCGCTCATTCAGGCATTGCCGGAGATCATCACCACCATTGTGGCGGCTATCCCGGAAATCATCGGTTCCATCGTAAATGCGCTGATCAACAGTATCCCGCAGATCGTGCAGGCCGGTGTGCAGCTTTTGATTTCGCTGATTAAGAACCTGCCGACCATCATCGTGGAAATTGTAAAAGCCGTACCGCAGATCATCTCCGGTCTGGTTTCCGCTTTTGGCAAAGGTGTATCCCAGCTTGCGGAGGTCGGTGCAAACCTCGTCCGTGGCCTATGGCAGGGCATCCAGTCTCTTGCTTCGTGGCTCTGGAACAAGGTATCCGGCTGGATTTCTTCCATCTGGGATGGCATCTGCGACTTCTTCGGCATCGCATCTCCGTCCAAGGAAATGGGCTGGGTCGGTGAAATGCTGGTAGAAGGTCTCGCCGGTGCGATTAACGCCAACGGCAAAGATGCAGTGGAAGCTGCCGAGGGCATGGCAGATGATATCAATTCTGTCATGAATGGCCTCGCAAAGGATATGGAAACCTCTATTCCTACCGATTTCTCCCTTGATGCCGGTGCCGCCAATGCGCTGACGGAAAGCAGCGCCGACAGCCGTTCCACTGTGATGGACGGTATGTATGGCTCCCTTGTAACCGTACAGCAGATGGTGGTCCGCAGCGAAGACGATATCCGAAAGGTATCGCAGGAACTTTATAACTTGATGCAAACCGGCTCTCGTGCGCAGGGTCGTGTGTTGACTGCTTAAGGAGGTGGCCGTTTTGGGATTTCAGTTTAACGGAATCACATCTAAAAATATGAAAATCAAAGCAAGGCTGACCTCTTGGCAGGCATCTCCGACCTTGCGTAATTTCTATGAAACTGTACCGGGTAAAGCTGGTGTGGCAGACTTCGGCTGTGACAGCGGTGAACGCATTATCACGCTCACTTGCTATGTGTATCCACAGAAGGATTTTGCTGCACTGGTTTCGGTGCTGGATGCCATGTCACAGTGGCTTGACCCGACTGCAGGCCTAAAGCAGCTGGTGCTGGATGAAGTGCCTGATCGCTACTTTATGGCCCGTTTGTCGGAAGCGGTCGATTGTGAAAGGCTCCTGCGCTCTGCCGGTACCTTCACACTTAAATTTATCTGTCCCGATCCTCACGCCTATGCGCTGGAGGACGAGACTTTTGTTATTTCCGAGGAAGGCGAACACGAAGTGCTGCGCACCATCGGAACAACGGTATCCGAGCCTGTCTATTCTATTCAGGGCGTGGTGACCGCTGATACAGACAGCTACATTTCCATTATTACCGGTGGCGAGGAGCTTCGTATCAGTGGCGCTCTTGCCGAAGGTGAAACCCTGATTGTGGATAGCTCTCTGGTAACTGCAAAGGTGGTAGACTCTGTGGGCAATACGCTCCGCAACGGCCTGCCGCTTTTGTATGAGCTGAATTTCCCGATGCTGGAAACCGGCTCCAACACCGTGGTGGTCACCACTTCCAATGCGACCTTCACGGAACTCAATATTCAGGCGAACAGCAGATGGAGGTGATGATGTGGCTGTTAAAAGTATCCTGACTTCTCAGACAGATTTTACAGGTGAGTTTCCCTATATCGAGGGAATGAGTGGCTTGTGGCGATTTAATGAGTCTGCGCCGGATGCCGACGACAAGCTCATTGATTCCTCCGGCAACGACCGAAAGATGACCATCATCAACTGGAGTGGCACCACGGCCAGCTTAAAGAGCAGCCAAAAAGGTCGCCAGTTCCGTATGAACATCAACAATCCAACCACGGAGAAAACCCATCTGCAGGTCACCAATGATGGCAGCATTTTTGCAAATCTCGGTGAGCGTATTGTGGTGGGCGGCTGGATGAATCCGACGACCTATTCTGTCGGTAATACCTTCTGTCCCATCTTCAATACCCGCTACGGTCCCGGACAGCCTATTTTCTATTTGTCGCTCTATTCCGGCAAGCCAAGAATCATGCTGTATAACTCCTCCGGCTCCTTGATTTTGGATAAGACGCTCACACCGAGCTTTTCGCTGGTCAATGGTGGCTGGTACTTTATTGCCGGTGTCATCGAGCCAAATAACAAGCAGTTCACCTATGTGCTGGGTGACCGTGACAGTGGCGAGGTATGGACATCGGAGGTGCTAACCTTTACCGGCGATTTGAATCCTTCCTGTACTGCGGACCTTGTCATAGGCATGCATGCAGATACCTACTACTACGCAGGCGGTTTCGATGACTGGTTTTTGGATTGCGATTCGGATATGACCGCAGAAGATCTAAAAAACTACTTCCTATCTTCGCTCTGCGCCAATGCGGGAGATTTGTCGGAAAATATCGATGGCTTGACCGAGCCGGGTGCTGTAACCCTTCGTGCAACGGATGGTGTTTACCCGGAAAGCGGCCAGCTAACCACTATCCCAACCTCCTGCGCCCTCTCCGGCAGCGGCAGAATTTCTGTGACCAGCGAATACACTGCCGGTGTCAATGCCGTGTCGCTGGTGGAAACGGCAACCTCGCCGGATTTGGTGGAGTGGTCTGCATGGCAGTCCATTGGCACCAGCGGCGAACTGCAATCGCCCAACCAGAAATACATCCGTTTTCGCATTACACTTACCACTACGGATACCAGCAAAACACCAAAGGTTACAGATATTCAGCTCCATGACATTCCAAAGGCACCGTATGACCGTCTGGGCTTTGCAAGGCCGGTTATCTTGGATGCCAATAACGCATGGGAGGCTGTTCTGGAGAATGCCTTTGATATCATCGTTACCAGTGAGGTCAACGGCGCTGACACTTTGGAGTTTAAGCTCCCGTTTCAAGATGCCAAAAGGCTCTCCCTTGATAACGAAAAGCAGGTGCAGATCGTAAATGATGTGTATCGTATTCGTACCGTAACCGATGACAAAACCGCAGATGGCCGTGTGGTTACAACGGTCTATGCAGAAGCGGCATTTTATGATTTGGCCTTCTCGGAGGTCAAGGAAACCGTCAGCTTCAATGCGGATACCGCTGATGTCCCAATGACCCATGCCTTAGCCGGTACCGATTGGGCCGTAGGTACTGTGAATGTCACCAGCAAGCGTACATGGGAATGCAGTGAGAAAAATGCGCTGGCTGTCCTTCGCCAGACGCAGGTGATCCACGGCGGCGACCTGATTTTTGACTGCGCCAACCGTCTGGTCCACCTGCTGACCTTCAGTGGCAACGACAACGGTGTGCTGTTCTGCTACCGTAAGAACATGAAATCCATCCAGCGAGTGGTGGATACCCGAAGCCTCGTTACAAGGCTGTATGCCTACGGCAAGGATGGTATGACCTTCGCTTCCATCAACGGCGGCAAGGAATATGTGCAGGACACTTCCTACACCGACGAAATCCGTATCTCCACGCTGGACTGCTCCAACTTCACCAATCCTTATCAAATGCTGGAGTACACGCAGAATAAGCTGGAGGAATATGCCCATCCTCGTATCTCTTATGTACTGTCGGCTATGGACCTTTCCGTCCTGACCGGCTATGAGCATGAAGCATGGGCGCTGGGCGATATTGTAACTGTTGATGATAAAGATCTGAATCTGTCGGTCAAAACCCGTGTAGTCCGCAGGCAGTACAACCTGCAGGAGCCTTGGAACACGGTGCTGGAACTTTCCACCACACTTCGTGAGCTGGGCGATTCCTCTGCACAATGGGATAAGGCCGCTGATGTGCTGGCCTCCACGGATGTTATCGACCGACAGGAAGTAAAAGACCTCGTTCCCTTTAACCATCTGCGCAATTCCAGAGGCGACAGCGGTCTGTCTTATTGGGTCAACTCCGGCTTTGAAGTAGATGCCTCAAATGGTGTATCCGGCACGGCTTCCTTTAAGGCTGAGGGCGAAGCTGGCATGACCAAAAGTATGATGCAGACCGTCTATCCGGCAAACCGAAGCAGCTATACCTTCTCGGCACAGATTGCTTCTGAAAATCTGGAAAAAGGCGCTGCCGGTCAGGTCGGCATTGAGGTGGTCTTTGAATACGAGGACGGGACCACAGAAACGAGGTTTATTGATTTGTTTTAAGGAGGCGCTATGGCTTATTTTACACAGACAGCCCATGACCTCTCTCCAAAAGGCTACGGCAGAATTAAGTCCATAACGGTGCGTGTCTGCGTGACCGACTGTACCGGAGCAGTATATATCACCGATATGCTGCTCCAAGGTGGCTCCATTGCTACCGGCTGGGTCGGCCACGTCAGCGAAATTCTCTGGACGCTGGATGGGTAGGTGTTGTGATGGCTGAATTTACAAGATTTGCAGAAACAATTACCGTCAAAGAGGATATGCGTGTGGTCAGTATCACAGTGCAGCCTATTGTCAGCGATTGCACTGGCCGCATCTGGTTTACTGACCTTATGCTGCAAGAAGGCGACCGATTGACCGGCTTCGTGATCAACACGGAGACTTTGCTGCAAAAGTATCGTGAGGACGATGCGATTGTAGCACCGAGGTTTTATAACGGCATCGTTCGTTCCAGCGGCACCGTGGTCATCTTCAACCTTGGCAGCACGACTGCTGGCCTCGATATTGAAGTGGAGCCGATTCAAGATATGGCTGCAGGCTCCATTGTCATTTCTCAAGGCGCTGGCTCCCACAAGGCCACCTTCCTTGATGCAGCCAGTGCCGGTGATGTTTTCTCGCTCCTTGGCTCCACAAGGGAGTGCCTGAAGAACGGTGCTGTTACAGGCAAAGATGGTTTTTACCAGTATTCCGCTGCCGGTGACAGCAAACATCCGATCACATTGGAAAAAGGAAAATCTGCCAAGCTATATATCAAGTTTCAGGAAATGCAGGACGGAGGTGATGTGCTGTGAGAGATTATTTGCAAGGCAAGCGCTGTATGGTCTGGTCCTTTATGGGCAACACCAGAATGTATCAGGCGCTGCGTGATTATGGTGATAGGCTGGATACGGTGGGTATCTTCACCTTCGAGGTGGACGCCACCGGCACCATCTCTGAAACCGGCACCAGCATATCTACCATGCTGACCTACATCAATAAATGGCCGCACATCAAGTGGATGCTTACCGTCATGAATCACGGTACGGCATCCATTTTTACTGCGCTGCGAAATAACACGGACGGTGCCAAGGATACCTTCCTGACAGAGCTTGTGCGCATCATGGAAAAATATCCGTGGTGCGCCGGTGTGGACATTGACCTTGAGCGTGGCGGCGAATATGAAAACCGAGCTGCAGCAAATGCGCTGTTTAAGGATATTTACAATACGGTCAAAGCCTACGACTCCACGAAGCTGGTCAATCTTTGCCTGCCGGGTATGACTTCCGTGAATGGCTCCGTTGGTGGAGAGAACTGGTGCGTGTACGCAGACCTTGATGCCTACTGTGATTCTGTTTCCATTATGAGTTACGGCATGGCTTGGGCAGGCTCTGCTCCCGGCCCGGTTTCACCTCGTGACTGGCTGGAAGGTATCTACGATTATGCCTCCTCCGTCATGGACCCGCAGAAGATCTTCATGGGTCTGCCCGGTTACGGCTGGAACTGGCAGATTTACGATACGCCAGAAAACCTCGGCAAAACCTACCGAGGCACATCCAATACCTACTATGCCGCAAAGCTGTGGATGACCGGCGGCTACAATTTCACCGACGATGCACCTCCGCAGCCAATGATCCCGATTCTGGCATATTGGGATGACTACGATAAAGTTCCGTGGGCACTGCCGCAGGTCTACGATTTCATGGAAGGTCAAGACGCTGTTTACAAGGAATACCCGCTGATGGGCGAGGTATATAACCGAAGGCGTTATCTGACCGCTTATGCAAAACAGCAAAATACCGAGTTTGGCGATATCCTCATAGACCGTGGTGGCGGCGATGTGGATGATTATTCCGGCATTGTCTCCGTATCCGATTACATGATTACGCTGGGCGACGAAGGCTCCGCTTCCTATGAATTTACCATTGATGAAGCCGGGACCTATGATGTGGCCGTGCGTATATGCTTTCCATTTTGGGATAAAAACAGCGTCACGGTTTCCGTGGATGGCGTATCACAGACCTTCTCCGAAAACCGCCTCTGGTGGCCTTACTGGAGAACGACCTGCTGGTTTCCTCTGGTGACCGGCCACAGCTTTTCTGCCGGTACCCACACGCTGACCGTAGATGTCGGTGTCAACGGTGTCCAGTTTTATGGTTTCCGTGTCTGCACCAACTTTTCCGAGGAGCCGACTGCCGGTGTTGCACAGTTCACGCTCTCTCCAAGGCAGTTCATTGATGTGGACGGAAATCCCTGCAAGCCGGATAAAGGCTTCAAGCTGACCTGCGAAATGCTCCGCAGAAAGCCTGACTCGGCGCTGATTTGGTATGAGGACTTCCGTGACGATACCATCCTGCCAGAGAGCTACTGGACCACACTTTCCGGTGAATGGGACGTTTGGCAAGAGTCGCTGCCTTATGGCGACACCAGCAGACCATATTCCCAGCTGGATGGCGAAGGCCAACTGGCATGGCTGTACAGCGGTTTTGATGATGTTCATATCCGTGCGAGATTGGCATTTCCAGCAGACGGTGGTGGTCGTGCCGGTGTATTCTGCGGCAGTCTTTTCTGCTGCCTGAATTACGATACCCAGCAGGTGGAGCTATATAACGGCTCCACGCTTCTTGGCAGCTACGCCACCAGCTTCTCCAAGACCAGTGACGCAGACCTGCGTACCAATCCCAACATGTACACCATTGAAATGCGCATTCGTGGAAACGAGGTCCGTGTTTATTCCAGCAATTCTTATACTTTGCGCTTCACGGCCACGGTCAACGGCTTTAGCGGCGGTTACGCAGGCTTTCGTTCCGATGGGCATGCGGTTTGCGAACTGCTCCGTCTGGGCGACGCTTGGACCTACGAGCCTTACGAGCGCTTTGACGTAACCTTCCCGGATGGCTCCGTTGTCGAATACGGTCGAATTGACCGCAGCAATGCTGTATGGGACGAGGAATTTCAGGTGTTCACGCTGACTTCCGATGTAGAAGAAAGCACTACCCGCAGCGAGGATATTTCTCTCGACTATGAGTTTTACCATTCAGATCTTCTGGCGCTGGAGTGCGGCAATGACTACACGGTGACGGTTACTCCGAAGGACATCAATGTCTGGGTATCGAGGCTGTTCCTCGGTGATGCGGATGGTTTTTCCATTCTGTATTATCAGGATGTGGATTCGCTGGTCTATTGGGCCAATGAAGCTGCCTACCGCTGGAAGCTGCGAGGCATCGCCATCTGGTCCCTTGGGCAGGAAGATATGAGGCTGTGGGAAGCACTGCCAAAACAAATATAACCTATAAACGAGAGGCTGTTTACCTGACCGGTAAGCGGCCTTTTGCTATATCAAACATGAAATGGAGGATTTCACTATGAAGGAATTTTGGACAACCATTCAGTTCGTCTTTGCTGCCATCGGCGGATGGCTCGGCTACTTCTTAGGTGGCTGTGACGGACTACTCTACGCATTGATTGCCTTTACGGTGGTGGATTACATCACCGGTGTCATGTGCGCCATCGTGGACAAAAAGCTGTCCAGCTCTGTTGGCTTCAAAGGCATCTGCCGCAAGGTGCTGATTTTCACACTGGTGGGCATCGCAAACATTCTGGATGTTCAGGTGATCGGCTCCGGCTCCGTGCTGAGAACGGCAGTCATCTTCTTCTACCTCTCCAATGAAGGTGTATCCCTTCTGGAAAACGCAGCACACCTTGGTCTGCCTATCCCGGAGAAGCTGAAGGATATCTTGGAACAGCTCCACGACCGAGCTGAAAACACAGAAAGCGAGGACGAATAATATGAAGCTGGTAGAATCTATTCTCACCAAAAATCCGTGCTACACTGCCGGAAAGAAAATCACTGTCAAAGGTCTGATGCTTCATTCCGTTGGCTGTCCGCAGCCCAGCGCTGCCGTATTCATCAAGAACTGGAACAGCGAAAGCTATGACAGGGCCTGCGTCCACGGCTTTATCGACGGAAACGATGGTACTGTTTACCAGACGCTCCCTTGGAATCATCGTGGCTGGCACGGCGGCGGCTCTTCCAACAATACGCATATTGGCGTAGAAATGTGTGAGCCTGCCTGCATCAAGTATACTGGCGGCGCTACCTTTACTTGCTCCGATACAGCAACTGCAAAGGCCGTGGCAAAGCGCACCTATGAGGCGGCTGTGGAGCTGTTTGCATTTCTCTGCAGCGAATATGACCTCGATCCTACCGCTGATGGCGTTATCGTCAGCCATGCAGAAGGTTATAAGCGTGGCATCGCCAGCAATCATGGTGACCCGGAGCATCTCTGGAATCAGCTGGGTATGGGCTACACGATGGACGGTTTCCGCAAGGCAGTCAAGGCTGCTATGGGCGAGGACACTTCCACTGATACCGGCGATACTGCCACTACAGAATATCCTGAGAAGCTGACTTCCGGCTATTACCGTGTCCGTAAGACATGGGCCGACAGCAAGTCGCAGGTTGGCGCTTACCGCATTCTCTCCAATGCAAAGGCCAAAGCAGATGAGAACACCGGCTACAGCGTTTTCGATAACGATGGCAATGTGGTCTACGCTCCTTCCGCTACCAAGGTAGAAACGGAAACCGAAGCGGCCTTTGAGCCTTACCGTGTGCGCATCCGCATCACCAATTTGAACATCCGCAAAGGTCCCGGTACCAACTATGGCAAGACGGGCCAGTTCACCGGCGCTGGTGTATTTACCATCATTGCGGAGTCCGACGGTGCTGGCGCTTCCAAGTGGGGCAAGCTGAAAAGCGGTGCTGGTTGGATTTCTCTCGACTACGCTACAAAGTTATAACGGTACTTTAGGGTCTGTTGGATTCGTCCGGCAGGCCCTATTTTTTATTTCTTACCCGCTCAAATCGCTAATTCTTCTCCAGTGGGAAATCAGAGGATCTTCCTCAATATTTCCAAACTGGAGGTAGCTATGACCAATGAACAGAAAAATCAGATCATAGAATTACGACAGGCCGGATACGGGTACGCCACCATCGCTACCTCTCTTGGCCTGACAAAAAATCAGGTATCAGCCTTCTGCCGCAGAAATCAGCTCACCGGTATCAAGGCCGCTGTGCATACAGAAAAACTTCCTGACCCGAACTGCTGCCGCAACTGCGGAAAACAGCTGACCCAGACTCCGGGCAGAAAGCCGGTGAAGTTCTGCTCCGATGCCTGCCGTACCCACTGGTGGAACAGCCATCTGGATAAGGTCAATCGCAAGGCTTTTTACTCCTTTACCTGCACTCACTGTGGAAAGCCCTTCACGGCCTACGGAAATGACCACAGAAAATACTGCTCTCACGATTGCTATATCGCTGACCGTTTCGGAGGTGATTACCATGACTGAGGAACAATTCGAGCGTGAAAAACTCTATCAGGCCACCATGAATGTCTTTGATGGCATGCGCAAAAAGGGCCTGATCACAGAGGAGCAATACGCCATAATTGATACAAAAATGCTGGAAAAATACAGGCCATTATTGGGTACATTATTTCGCCAAATTGACTTGATATAATTCGCTTTTAGAGTGATATATAGTAGCGGAAAGGAGCTGATTTTATGCGAAAAATCAACAAAATCGAGCCGTTGATGCCGACCTTGCCAAGTCGCAAAAAGGTCGCTGCATACGCCAGAGTTTCATTGGAAACCGAGCGACTCCAGCACTCTCTATCAGCTCAGGTCAGCTACTACAGCGAACTGATACAGAGTAATCCCGAATGGGAATATGCTGGCGTGTATGCTGACGATGGCATCACAGGCACGAAATCTACACGAGCAGAGTTTCAAAGGCTGCTCCAAGACTGCGAGGATGGCAAAATCGACATTATTCTTACCAAGTCCATCTCCCGCTTTGCAAGAAATACCGTGGACCTTCTGGAAACCGTCCGACATCTTAAAGAGCTGGGCATCGAGGTCCGCTTTGAAAAAGAGCGTATCAATTCGCTTTCCGGCGATGGCGAGGTCATGTTGACGCTGCTGGCCTCTTTTGCACAGGAAGAAGTTATCAGCCTGAGCAACAATGTGAAATGGGGCACTCGTAAGCGCATGGAGCAAGGCATCCCCAACGGCCACTTCCGAGTATTCGGCTACCGTTGGGAAGGCGACCAGCTGGTCATTGTACCGGAGGAAGCTGCCATTGTGCGACGCATCTTCCAGAACTTCCTTGATGGAAAATCCCGACTTGAGACGGAGCGAGAATTTGCCGCAGAAGGCATAACCACCAGAGACGGTAAGCGCTGGGTAGACTCCAACATCAAGGTGGTCCTTACGAATGTGACCTACACCGGCAATCTTCTGCTGCAGAAGGAATACATCGAAGATCCGTTGACCAAGAAGCGCAAAAAGAATCGTGGCGAGCTGCCACAGTTCTATGTGGAAGATACCCACGAGGCCATCATCGACAAAGAGACCTTCGATTATGTGCAGGCAGAAATTGCCCGACGTAAGGAGCTGGGCGCTTTTGCAAACAAGTCCCTGAACATTACCTGCTTTACCAGCAAGCTCAAATGCTGCCGCTGCGGATGCAGTTATGTACGCAATCAGCGCAGTAACCGCACCAAGCACACTTCTACCTACGATGATACGATTGTCGCTTGGGGCTGCGGTACCACCAAGAAAAAAGGCGGTCGCTGCTCCAACAAGGATATCCCGGAGCGAGTTCTCCGTGAAGCCTGCGCTACGGCGCTTGGGCTGGATGAGTTTGATGAGGACATTTTCCTTGAGCGAGTAGACCACATTCAGGTACTGGAAGGTCAGGTTTTGGAGTTCCATTTTTACGATGGAACAACGGCCCTGCAAGAATGGGTATCCACAGCAAAGAAAGACTGCTGGACGGATGAACACAAAGACCGCCAGCGTGAGTGGATGAAGAACTACATGGCCAACGCCTCGGACGGTCGCTTCTGTGAATTTACCACCAGAATACGCTGCGAACACTGCGGCAGCACCTTTAGAAGAAATACGCAGCCCAGCAAGTCAGCCAACGGCGGCAAGATGCATTATTGGCGCTGCCCGACTTCCGGCGACTGCGTTACCACCGGCATTCGTGAAGACAGGCTCAAGGATATAACCGCTTCAGTGATGGGCCTTGCGGAACATGATGCGGATGCCTTCAAAGAGCAGGTCGAGTACATTTCCGTTTCCGATGATATGAAGCTGACCTTCCACTTCTTTGATGGCAGAGAGCCGGTGGTCCAGTACAACACCAAGCGCCAAGGTACGCCTTGGACGGAAGAAAGACACAAAAAATTCTCGGAGTCCATGCAGGGCAAATACACTGAGGAACGCCGAGAAGCTATGAGCCAGAGAATGAAACAGATAAGGAGTGAGAAACATTGGTCGTCCAAAAGAAAGTAACCACCATACCGGCATCGCTGACCCGCTTTACGGCGACGCCGATCACAGAACTAAAGAAGCGCCGTGTGGCTGGATACGCCCGTGTTTCCACTGACCACGATGACCAGTTCACCAGCTACGCTGCGCAGATTGATTATTACACCAACTACATCAAAAGCCGAGACGATTGGGAGTTTGTCGAGGTCTACACCGACGAGGGCATAACAGGCACCAGCGTAAAGCACCGTGAAGGCTTCAAACGTATGGTGGCTGATGCGCTGGCCGGAAAGATTGACCTTATCGTTACCAAGTCGGTCAGCCGATTTGCCCGTAACACGGTCGACAGCCTGACCACCATTCGCCAGCTCAAGGAAAAAGGCATCGAGGTGTATTTCGAGAAGGAAAACATCTGGACCTTCGATGGCAAGGGCGAACTGCTCCTGACCATCATGTCCAGCCTTGCGCAGGAAGAAAGCCGCAGCATTTCCGAGAACTGCACATGGGGCCAGAGAAAGCGCTTTGCAGACGGTAAAGTCACCGTTCCGTTTAACCGCTTCCTCGGCTACGACCGTGGCCCGGACGGAAACTTAGTGGTCAATCCAGAGCAGGCGGTCATCGTCCAGCAGATTTACGCCATGTTCCTGCAAGGCATGAGCTACCACGGCATTGCCAAGAAGCTGACCGCTGACGGGATTCCGACTCCCGGCGGCAAAGAAAAATGGAGCATTTCCACCGTCCGCAGCATTCTCAGCAACGAGAAGTACAAGGGCGATGCGCTCCTGCAGAAGTCCTACACCGTGGATTTCCTGACCAAGAAGACCAAAATCAATGAAGGCGAAATCCCGCAATACTATGTCGAGGATAACCACGAAGCCATTATTTCACCGGAGATTTTCGCAATGGTCCAGCGTGAAATGACCAAGCGTGGCCGTGGCAAGAATTATCACAGCAGCGTCCACGCATTTTCTTCCAAAATCCGCTGCGGACATTGCGGAAGCTGGTACGGCTCAAAGGTCTGGCATTCCAACAGCCAGTACCGTAAAACCATCTGGCAGTGCAATCACAAATTTGACGGTGACGAGCACTGCGACACTCCGCACCTTAGCGACGAGGACATTCAACGCCTGTTCCTATCGGCGGCAAACAAGCTGCTGGTGGACAAGGCCGAGGTCATCGCTAACTGCCGTGAGATGATGGACCTACTCTTTAACACCACCGAGCTGGAAGCGGAACAGGCCACGCTGCTGGAAGAAAC